TCCAATCGTGCAGTTGTTCGTCCGCCGTGTTTATGAAAGTCATAAGATTGGTTTTTACTTGTGAAGTGGAGTTTAACTGCCAAATAGACTTTATATATTTCAAAACCATTCATTTATATCGGAAGTTGTGCAACCTTCACTTTTAATAAATTCAAACTTTGTGCCTCATAAGTCAATTTTTCTTTCAATGCTTTGTTCACTAATTTTTTAGAATCGCTTGGGTCGATTCCATTTTTCTCACAATACCAAAGAATGGCGTCCATATAACTCATCTTTTTAGTTTTAACCGTTTCTTCAATAAGTATTGCAAACTTATTTGGAGTAATTATCATTTTCATATTCTAATCTCGTCAAAAGTTATATATTCTACATTATCACAATCTTCCAATTCTTCAACTTCTTCAGCTAGTTCAAATACTTCTTTACTTGTAGATATATCAATTACTTTATAAAACTTTGTGTCTTTAAATGTGTCAAACGTGTTTTTATCTTCTTTACTATGTCCTGTAATGTACACTTCTTTAAAAAATCTTTTCATAATTTGTTAGTGGTGTGTTAGTAAGTAAGTGCCAGTTTGGGTAAGAAGGTACTGGCAACCCCCTAGCAACTTAAGCCGCTAAAGCATACTGGTTAGAGTTTGCGTTTGTTTTAGTTTTAAGTCTTAGGACTATCCTCTCTTGTAATCTTTCAATCTCCATGTCGAAGTCCATTTCATCCCCACAAAAATATTTTAGGGATGACCAAAATACTTTTGGTGGAGATGCTGGGAATCGAACCCAGGTCCATAAAGTTTACTCCATTACCGTCATAAAGAATTCTGTAATCCATCTTGTTTTTCCCAGAAATCATCAATCGCTGGTTGTAACAAAGGGATATAATCTTTTTTATCTTTAACAAAAGTCTGTACAGCACCATCTTCGGTTACTATAAGAATTGCAATTTGGTTGATTGGTAGACCATATCGTTCTTCAAACATCTCGCAATAGGCAGTACATTGAATAAAATAATTCTCTACCCATTCTTCTTTCTTTTCTTTCGTAGATGTCTTAAAGTCTATTACTGTTATTTTACCATCATATTCTGCAATACAATCAACTCGACCGGCAACACCCCATTTATCACTATAGAGAGCACCTTCCTGTAATACAATATTATTTATATTATCTAGTTCTGGCTTCAATAAAGTGAACATAGCAAGTGGTAAAACATCTTGTTTGGTAAGTTGTTCGTTGTTCAGATAACTTTCAGTAAGTTCGTGAACAGCTGTTCCTCGTTTTGCGGCAGTTCTCATTATTTGATTTGCAACATCATTACCAACTCGTTCTCGCCATGCTTTAAGACCTTCTGCATTTCTGCCAGACAATACTGTTGTTATCGAAGGATACTTATTTCCTTCTGGTGTTACATAGAATCTTTTTCTATTGATAGTTTCTGTGTACACCTCTGGAAGTGACTGTAATGGCATATGATTAAATGTTTTCATACTATATTTACTTTGCATAAAGGTGTTCAAATTATCCATAATTATAGTTCATTATGTAATTGTTCGACTAATTTTGTTTTAGTTTTGCGCTTATCTAATTCGATACCTTTTTCACGACCTAGTATTTCTAGTTGTGACTTGGTCATTTTGGTGAGTTCTGATTTAGTAATCTTCTCACAATCTCTATTGAATAGACATCTAAAAGCATGAATACATTTATTGATAAAGCTTTTTACCATTGGTTTCTCCTTCTTAATATATTACATATATTATATCAGACCACTCAACATTTGTCAAGCGTATTAGTGGATTAACCTCTTGTAATTGCTACTATCTTTTTGAGTTGTGCTTCGATTACTTCTGCACGATTGGGCCAATGAATATAGGCCTCGGGTGATTTTGCCAATTTAACAAGTAATGGGATAATTAACTTCTCTAATTGACCAAATTTATCTTTTTGAATTTTACCTAGATTGTCTTTTCTCAAATCGTATTCATCATCCATTTGTGATTTTGCGATTTCTAATTCAACTTCATGTTTATCATCAATCTTGACTTGTGCCGCTGAAACTTCACGAAGTATTTTATCTAGTTTGGTTTCTAGTCTTGAAATAATTTCAGTAGAAACTGCTTTACCAACACTTTCTGATGCTTGTTTAACTACTTGTTCTGTTGCTTTTGAGTCTGATACTGCTTTGTCTGATGGTTTTTCAGAAACACCTGTAAACCCCCAATCGCCGCCCATATCAAAGCCATCTAAAAAATCAAAGTCTGCCATTAGTTCTAATTCCTGTTGTGATATTCTTTCTAATTTTATTAAATTTTAAAAACTTCAAGAGTTTGCCGAAATAACTAACTTTTTCTACAGGATGTCGGTTTCCCCTAGTATCTTCTATACCCACGCCTCTCTCTGAAGTCCATTTAACTTTACTCATTATATTTATATATTTTCTCTTATTTAGATTGAATTATTTTATTTATTCTTCGTTCAGCAATCGTCTTGTGTTTCTTTCTGACTTCTTCGGTTTTTATATCTTTAGCACGTTTTCTCTGACCATATTGTTTGTTGAGTTCACTATCTGGATGTGCTTCAGATATTTTAGCTAATGTTTCTTTCCAACCATCGTCAGTTTTGGCATCAATATTATCACCGGAACCAGATAGTACCATAGGAGCTGTATAAAATATTTGAACACAATCATGTTTCAAATAGTATAAATCAAGAGTAGTATGACTCATTGTGTCATCCCACTCTGAACCATCTTTGTTACTTCTAAATGTATATGTTGGCATATTCCTATAATTTATATTTGCCTCGAATGTTGTATTGTATTACATCTTCTATCAAATCTGTATAATATGGTTCTGCAGCCCACCTCTTTAATGTTCGTGCTAATAACAGGGCATCTGTTACACCGTCTTGTCGCATCTCTCTAAACTCAGCGTATGCAGGTACTTCATTTATAATTCTGATGTAATCTTTAACACTATCACATTTGGTTTCAAACGACTTTAGACCACTACGAATCCCAAATAGATTGTTTGCCTCATTAGCAAACCTACTTTTACCCCAACCGGTTTCTATCACCGCTTGAGCAACAACCAATTCTTTTGGTATTTGTTTATTTGTGGGTAAAGTTTTATATAAATGTGTGATACATGAGTTCAAAGAATATACAAATACATTTTTTGAATTTGTTTTTATTTCAACGGCGTGTGCAGAAATAAAAATAAATAAACTTATCAGTAAAAAACAAGCCGTAAAAACATGAATAGCATCTATTCTAATCTTTATCACCCTTGACCTCTATACTTTTTAAATGAGGCTCTCTTACTTTTATTCATAGATGAAGTCTTTATCCATTTTCTACCAATGCTAGTCTTTTTTCGGAGACCTTTCCATTTACTTTTTATAAACATTTATATTATTAAAAAGACCCCCATTATTGGTGGTCTTGTGGTAAAATTATACTTGAAAAGAAGGTCTCTTTTCTTTTTGCATAAAATTATCGTCCCAATCAAATGCATCTTTCACTAAATTGGCAGTAAATCCTTTGTATTCGTTGTTCACTCGTTTGTTTACAACAGATACTAAAAATGATGCCTCTTCAACAGAAAGACCTTCAAGCATTTGTATAAAGAGAGTTTCTCTTTTTGTGTTTGATAATGTGTTGTCACCACCTTTTGTGAAAATATACAGTCTTTTTGCTTCTTGTGATAATAAAGTGTGTTCTGTTCCTATTGGAGCATCATTTGCTGTATATGGTACATCACCTTTTGGTAGTAACCATTCTATGTTTGGGTCAAATGCACCTTTTAAAACCTGCCTTAAAGGTACTGAATCGTGTTCTTGCAGTACTTTTAATTTTCGTGGTTTATCTTTAGCGTTGTTTATTTTAGTAGCAATTTCACTAAACAAAGGCGGAACTGCTCTGCCCATATCGGACATGGCCTGCATTCCTTTTTTTGTTGCTAGTGCTGGGTGGGATTGTGTTTGCTCTTCTATGATAGAGCCATCTTCATTTCTTCGTATTATAACCATTTTGTTCTCCTTAACAGTTCTTTTAAAGTCAAAATTCGTCTATGACTTCAATTAAAGTTTTAAGCTTTCTTGTAATAAAGTAGTTGAGAATTTTACTTCTGTGTGCTACTTTAACCTCGTCAAACTCATTATATATTTTTGCCTCAAGTTCGGGCGGAATACAACTTAAATCGATTAGTTTTCGATTTCTGTCGTAATTCTTTTGTTCTTCTTCGGTAAATGTCATAACTATTTCATTCACCCATGATTCTATTTTCTTTTTAGTTAAAGGACTTTGTCGTCTACCTTCAATAAAAACATCATCATCTGACAATACATTAGGAACACCATCACTACGGTCTCCTTTTAATATATGTTCTTTAATATATATACTCGGAGTCTCCCCCTGTCCTACGAACTTGGACAGTACAGGATTGTATTGTTTTACATGTTTGTTGTGTAATTGAATAAAATCCTTGTCACCAGATAGTATTAAAATCTTCTGGTCTATGTATTTTTTAACTAAAACTGCAATAATATCATCTGCTTCAGCTGTATCAAGTTCGACAACTTTGTACGGCATATGTTCTTTGAGTTCATTTTTAATATTAGACATAATCTCAAATATGGCATTCCAATCGTGTCCTGATTTCTTTCGGATTGCCTTTCGACCTGCCTTGTAATTCGGAAATACTTCTCGGCGCCATACATTACCACTATCACAAGCAATAACCATCTCACCATATTCATTACGAAATCTTTTGTTGTGAGCTCGAAGTGAATTTAGAACCATATATCGAACAAGGTTCTCACTCAATTCAGATGCATTTCTACCATTGATTTGCACCATCAGGTTAGAAATCATTATCTGATTTAAATCAACAATAATCATAATTTATTCAATCGTTTACTTCATCTTCAATTGGTTCTAATTGATTTGGGTTGGGTTCAAAAACTAATTCGTCTTTGTTCTCATATGTGAATTCAAGCCCGTTAATATCTCTTTCTACTACTTCCACTACCATAATTTATCACCTTTTTTCATTATTTAATAAGTATATTATACACTATTTCTGGTTGGATGTCAAGGACTTTTTGGACTATTAAATATATTTCCTTCTAAAACGAGACCAGAATCCTGCTTTACCACTCTTTTTGGCAAGTTCTCTTTTAACCCAATCTTTTGCAGCTTTTGATTGTGGGTCACGATTTACCAATTTTCTTACTGCCTTATAGACTTTCGGATTAACATCCTCTTTCTTTTTATTATTATCGACAACAACAAAATTATTAGTACCAAATATGTTCTGCAATTTGCCTATATTTGCCTGCACTTCCTTATGATTTTGAATTACAATAGCGTCTGGCAGTTTTCTTGGTCGTGCATTGTTTCTTGCCATTGCAACTTCTAAGGTTGTATTGACAAATACCATAAAGGTGTCATATCCGAGAGAGCTCATATGGCGCTCTTCAGTTTCGATTTTTGGAACATTTCTTGCAGTACTATCTATTATAAGACCCAAACGACCCTCTATTGCTTTTCCTAAACCTGCCGCTACCATTCTTTTTGCTTTTGCCCTTATTTCATCTCGGCGTATAAGTTCTGCATCACTATAATCTTTAAAGTTTAAACTCATTTTTTCTCTTTTTAACATCATTTCAAAAGCATCATCACTATTGATTACTTTCATACCAGCACCACTCAAGGTTTTTGAAGAAACCCAAGATTTACCTGAACCAGGTCCGCCGGCTAAGAAAAATGCTTTAAAGATGTTTCTGTCATAAACACCTTCTGTTAAAAATTCTTGAAATTCTATCATTTATTAAACGTCTCCATTAATTGAGGTCCAAATGAAACCAATATATATGATATAGTACCAACTGCCAACAATCCTAACAACATCCACTTCATTTTAAAATCATCTACAACCATTTTAAAACCTATTATTTCATTACCTAGTATTCGTATTGAGAGTTCTAATTTACCTTCATCGTCTTTGTTCGACACTCTGGTCTCCTAATCGTTATTACTATTTATATCTTTACCAGCGGGTGCAACAACTCTCCATCCCATTAATTGGTCCTCATATTCACCATAATACATAGTTGACCAATCACTTGTGTTGAGATATCTTTTTAATGCACGGATATAAGCCTGAGCTCCAAGTCTAGTTCTCATCGCCTTGTCTTTTTGTTTTTGGGGGATATCTTTATTTCTTGAGCGTTCAACCAAACCAGATGCCTTAACAATACTTTCTTGTGTGGTTATCCATTTTTTAATATTTACATAAGAAAGTGTGTCGCCATCTGGTATAGCTAATACTTTGTGGTGTACATTTGCTAGTTTTGGTGGTTTTCTTTTTGCACGAAGAGCCGCCATCCGTTGTTTTACTTTTTCTTTATTTTCTTCTTCTTCTGTCATCATATTATTATACCTCACCCTTTATAGGAATTACATTTGTTTTATCTAATTCCTCATCTTTAAATTCATAAATCAATTCATCAATCATCATTTTAGCACTTTCAATTGTGGATAATATTAAATATGTGTCTTGTTTTTTAGATTTATCTAACTCACGTTTAATAATATTTAAAAGAATATTTACACCTTCTAATTTTTTTTTACATTGGTTTTCTGTATGATATCTCATTCACATATACCAAATCGCATAAGTAAGTTGGATTAAAAATAATAATCCAAAAATAATTTCAAACATATCCACTATATAAGGTCTCCTTTGTAATTAATCTTACCTTTATCCGCAAAATACTCAGTAAGTTCATTATATCCACCTATGTGTTTTTCATCAATCACAATTTGTGGTATTGTTCTTACTGTCTTGCCCAATTCTTTGAAGAGTTCCTCTAAAGAGATATCTTTAGTAACTATTTTTTCAGTATATTCACAACCAAGGCGAGTTAATAAATCTTTAGCTTTAACGCAATACTGACAATTAGGTTTACTATAAACTATTATCATAATTAAAATACTTTTTCTATATTGCCTATACGCCAGGATTTATACTCTTTTGAAAACCGTGTGTGTTCCATAACATTAAGGTCGTGTACAGTTTTACCCTTGTATCGTTGTATCCAATCATCATAAGATATTCGCATTTTATCTATTTTATTTTTCATTATTTTACAAAATTAATTTTATACTTTCTACCATCAATTTTAAATGTTAGAGTTGAATGGCTGTAAACTTCACTATAGGTAGATTCTTCATATCTAGTTTCAATATAACATCTAGTAGTAAATACTCCATGTCCATGAGCTAATTCATCATCGTGAGCCAGAGAAGCGCCTAAAAACATTCCAGCCAAAGTAGCCGCATCATTACCATCACCTTTACCAAAACGATTACCAATCACACCACCAATTATACCACCTATAATTTCATTAGTTGCACTCCCGTTACCAACACCTTGTTGCACTTCTCTACATACTTCAATATCATAAGGTATCTGTTTGATAACACTTTTATAATGGTCAAACACAATAGCATTATCAACTGGATATGGGTTTTGCGCTAATGATGCTGTTGAAATAATAAGTGCTACAAACGTAGAGCCTAATTGTTTAAAAATTTTATTCATATTTTATTCCTTATTTTAATCTTTCATTGTTATATTATACTCTTATATTATAAGAAAGTCAAGCGTTATTCTAGGAATAACCCGTAGAAATTGAAATAATTGAATGTTTTTTGAAGATATGATGCCTTTTGGTGTGATTATATCTATAATTTTGTTATAATCACACCTAAGGGTTATGAAGCTTGAGATATCAAATCAAATTTCGGATTAGATACGCACTTTTAAGTTGTATCTGCTTATATTTAGAAGGAATAAAAGTTTGACTCTATTTTTCTTGATATTTACAGATAAAATACGCATCCACCACATCAGAAATGGGTGATTTTGCAGTTGAATCAAACAATTTTTCAAGATTAATTCCAGTATCATCTTGAAATGCGCCAACCATCATCTCTTTATTTGCGTTACCTTTATCTGTCGCAAACTTCTTAATAACAGATGGTGCAAGTAGCGTATAATCCCATCCAAAATCAATTTTTAATTTATATTTTAATAATCCTAGATTTTCTGCGATATGAAACACTCTTCCCGTTGAACCGAATGAGTAATCTTCTATCTGTATTATGGGGTGTAATGGCCAGCTTCGAGCATTAAGTTTGATTATATCAATAACCCAATTCGCAATGTTATTATATCTCTCGGGTTCACTACTATATGGTCTGTGTGGTGTGCCTATATACTCAACTGCGCTTGTTCCAAACGACATCTTCTCTTTAAAAGTGCCTTGGTATTTCCTTGTGTTGGTTAAATAATAGAATTTACAATCTTCATATCTAAATTCTTCTTCGCTTGTATTAACACATATACCTGGCGTACTTAAACTATAGTCAATCCCAATCTTCATTTAATAATACATCTTCTTCAATGTCCTCATGCTCTTCGCCACAAAACGGACAATACTGTTCTGTATACATATCTTCTGGCAATTCATGTACAATAATATAAGTTGCTGAACAACTATCACATACCGACTTTGGTCTTACACTCATAACTGAAATCCTTTAAAACTTGTTGATTCAACATCTTGTTTAACACTACCCACAACATAACTTTCTATCTCTGTTTCTTGTGGTGCATTTTGTAACCCACGACTATTTAACCAATGTTCTGTCCACGGTAGAGGGTTGTTTCTTACAGATTGGTCATATTTTGGAGTTAAACCTATACTTCTCATTCTTCGATTAGCCATGAATTCAAGGTATTGGTTCAACAAAACTTCATTCAAACCAATCATTGAGCCATCCTTAAAGAGATATTTTGCCCAATCTTTCTCTTGTTCAATAGCAATATCATACATATCGTAAACTTCTTGTTCACACTCTTTCATAATCTGCAACATCTCTTTGTCATTCTCTTTATTACGATAATTGTTTATGATGTTTTGCGACATCGCTAAATGCAGGTTTTCATCTCTCGCAATCAATGAAATAATCTTTGCGCTACCTTCCATCAACTTCAATTCACCAAACGCAAACGAACAGGCGAATGAAACATAAAATCTAATGCCTTCCAATATGTTGATGTTGATTAAAGTTAAATATAGAAGTTTCTTTAATTCTTTTTTAGTGTATTTTATATCAGGCGTTACAACACTATATTTTCGTCCCGAAGGGTAGGTTCTCTCCTCTCTTTTCCAACCACATTGGGTATTATACTGATTTGCATAATCTATAAACTTGTCATATGATTCTGTTACAGTTTTTGCTCTTGCCATAATTTCTGGTGTTTGAACGATAGTGTCTAATACAGCAGTTGGATTTGAATAAACATTTTTCATAATGTAAGTATAAGACCTACTATGAATTGTTTCACTAAAATCCCACGCAACTATCATACACTCTAATTCAGGCAAACTACAATGTGGTAAAAGTGCTAGACAAGGACCACGACCTTGAACACTATCTAATAATGTCTGATATTTTAGATTAGCAGTAAAGATGTGTTTCTGTTCTTCTGATAATAAGTGATAATCATTTCTATCTTTCTGTAATGACACTTCTTCTGGACGCCAAAAGAATCCCAATTGTTGTTGAGTTAACTTCTCAAATATGGGATATTTCTGTTGGTCAAATCGTTGGACATTTGGTTCTGCACCAAAAAACATGGGTTGTTTAAGCCAATCGACTTCTTTTGTGTTAAATACTTTCATTTAATTGCCTCATCTAATATTGCTTCTCTTTTCTTAATTTGTTGTGTGTCATTTTATTCCTTTAAAGAATATGTAAATGTTCTAATGCCTCATAGCCAAACCAAAGAGCAAAGGCAAGAGATGTCGTTATTGTTTTACTCATTTGTAACAAGCCTTTTCACACACATCTTTTAATATTTTTCTTTGTTTGCCGGTGAGTTTCGGCGCTTTACAACAATTTGCATCATGTTTATTCTTTTTCCAAAATGGTATTTTCATTTCTTATCTCCTTTTATTTCTTTTGTAATTCCTAATATATCTTAGCGGTTCTATTCATTCTAACAAGGCCATAGTTGTTTTTAGATTGCACAGGCCTCACATTCTTCTTGGTCATCTACTACCTCTAACAAAGGTTCTTCTTTTACACCATCATGCCAACCAACAGAATGAACAGGTTCATCTATATCTCGTTTGGCATCATATGTGTTCTGATAATATGATGTTTTCCACCCTAACTTATATGTAGTCAATAAATCATTTGCCATTACGGATAATGGCACTTCTCCATCTGTATAATTTTCAGGATTATAACTCCAATTGCCACTTATTGCTTGGTCAAAATACTTCTGCATTACTGCAACGATATTTATATAACCCTCATTACTAGGCATATCCCACAATAATGTGTAAAAATTCTTTAATCGATAATAATCAGGAACTATCTGTTTTAGTGTTCCCTTTTTACTCTTTTTAACAGAAAGGTAATCTCTTGGAGGTTCTATACCATTTGTCGCATTAGACACAACAGAACTACTTTCTGATGGCATTTGTGCTGAAAGTGTACTATGTCTTAGTCCGTGTTCTTGTATGTCTTTTCTTAATGACTTCCAATCATAACTTAATTTTCTTTTAACTATATCATCCAAATCCTTTTTATATGTATCAAGAGGAAGTATACCATCTGAATATTTTGTTTTTTCAAACCAATCACATTGACCTTTTTCTTCTGCCAAATTATTACTTGCCTTCAGTAAATAGTATTGAAACGCTTCTGTAATCTCATCAATTAGTGTAAGAGCCTCTTTATCATCATATTTGAGATGGTTTTTGGCAAGATAGTGTGCAAGTCCAATATAACCAATACCTAATGAGCGTCTTGATTGAGCAGATATTCTTGCAGCCTCAACAGGATACTCTTGGTAATCTATGATTTCATCTAATGCTCTTACTGATAAATCACACAATTCTTCCAAATCATTTTTATCCCTAATCAATCCTAGATTGATGGCGGATAAAATACATAATGCAATTTCGCCTTCTGTATCATCAATATGTTTTATGGGGGTTGTTGGTAGTGTTATCTCTTGACACAGATTCGACATATAAATTTTGTCTTTAAATGAGCTGTGTGTGTTGCAATGGTCGATATTCATAATGTAAATACGACCAGTTTCTGCTCTTTCTTTTAATATATCCATAAAGAGTAGTTGTGCCTTGATTTTTGTTTTTGGTATTTTATAACTTCTCTCATACTTCTCATACATCTCGTCAAATTCAGGCAGACCGAATGACTCATATAGACCAGGAACATCGTGTGGAGAGAATAGTGTTATATCTTCATCTTTAATAAATCGTTCATAGAATAATTTAGAAATTTGAATAGAATAATCTAACTTTCTAACTCTATTATCTTCTGTTCCTTTATTATTTTTTAGAACAATTATATCTTCTATTTCTTGGTGCCAGATTGGGAAGTGGACTGTTGCACTTCCTCCTCTGACTCCGTTCTGAGTGCAGCATCTGACAGTTGCCTCGAACTTTTTGAGAAAAGGAATAACACCAGTGTGTTGTATTTCTCCTGCCCGTATTTTAGAATTGATTCCCCTAATTCTACCAGCGTTGATGCCAATTCCTGCTCTCTGTGCAACATAACGGCCAATAGCCATATCACTACTGAAAATACTAGGAAGACTATCATCGCTGTCAACCAATACACAACTAGCAAACTGACGAATAGGAGTGCGAACACCTGCCATAACAGGAGTTGGGATATTAATTTTAAATTTACTAATAGCGTCATAATATTTTTTGACATATGTTATCCTTTTTTCTTTTGGGTATTTTGCAAATAATGTAGCTGCAATCATCATATACATAAATTGCGGCGTTTCAAAAATATCACCACTACTTCTGTCTTGTACGAGATACTTATCCATTACTTGTCTTAATCCGGCATAAGTGAAATGATAATCTCTTTCGTGGTCAATAAAACCATTTAATCTATCGATTTCTGCGGATGTATAACTTATGAGAATGCCTTTATCATATATTCCTCGTTTGATGCAGGCGTTGATGTGCGTTGATAAAGAGGGGTGTTCCCACAACTTATGAAATAGTTTCTTTCTTAATGAAAATAATAATAATCTTGCAGCAACGAATTGATAATTGGGGTGGTCTAATGTGATTAAATCGTTTGCAGATTTTATTAAAATTTGTTGAATATCGTCTGTTGATATACCATCAAAAAATTGTATGCCACTATTCATCTCAACATAAGAGGCACTAACGCCTGTTATGTTTTCAGTTGCATATTCAACCATTGTGTGGATTTTTTCAATATCTAATGTTTCTTTTCCTCTTCCGTTTCGCTTTGTTACTAATAAATTATTGTTTGAGGTCATTTATGTCCTTTTCCAGTTATTGATATGTTGAAGAGCGGTGAGTCCGCTATGTGTATTATTACTTATAAGTCTTTGAACCTGGGTAGCGGACTTTCCTGAAAGAATCATATCGTTTATATCTTTCACTTCTAATGTCTTTGGCCAGACAACTAAATTGAAATTTTTATCAACAGCTTTTACCATTCTACTCACAATATGCTCATTTCTTGGTTCATTATCATATATCATTGTGCATTGCTGGTGTTGTATATTGATATCACCATCAGCATCTGACCCAGCCATAGCAATCGCATTATCTAAAAACAGACTGTCAATAGGACCTTCTGTTATCATTACAGGTTTATTTAAATCTATTCTGTCAAGACCATAAATCTTTTGTTTTGTTTTGTCAAACTTAATTGTGATGTATTTGGGTTGCTCTTTACCAAATGCACGACCTTGATATGCAAAAAACTCACCAGACCTATCATAGAACGGAATAATCACTCTAGGATGGTCGTATCTTAAATCTGGAAACTTGCCAGGAATAATCTCATTAGAAAATTCATAAAACTTAGGACAAAAGAAAAACTTATCCCAATGTTCTTTTGGTATCAATCTGTCATAAACAAACTGTTTTGCTGGGTGTGTTTTAACTAATGTATGAAAAGTCGCCAATTGACTTAAAGCCTTATCATATCTATTTTTCTTTTTTAATACTTTAGAAGGTGTAAAATCTAGTTCAGATTTAACTGTAACATCTTTGCCGTCTTTAAACCGTTCAAAAACATACTCTTTGTGTAAAAGTGGGTCCATAAACTTGATAAAATTACCAAGCGATTGACCAACACCACAATTATGGCACTTAAAAAACATGTCATTCTTCTTTCGATAGACAAAACCTCTTGCTTTTGTAGAAGATTTTTGAGAATCGCCACAATGTGGACACCTAAAATTAAATAGGTTCTCTGATTTTCTTTTAAATTTTGGGAGTCTTGATGATAGAAGGTTGAGAAACTTGATATCTATATATGATGACATAGTATAGATTATACATTAAATTGACTATTTTGTCAAGCGATTAACCAATGAATGTCATTAACATACTGTCTGGATTTGATATCAATAAGCCGACAATAATAGAACCACCAACGATAATCCATCTCCATTTCTCTAATACGGCGACTCTATTATCTAATTGATGTCTTAAAGTACGAAGTTCGCTAAGTACTTTGTTTTCGGATACTATCTGATGTTCTCTTAATTCTCTAGTGTTGGTTGTGATTCTCGAATGTAACTCTTTTAAGTCATTATCCCATTTCACTTGTCGTGTTTCTAAAGTAATAAAAATATCATTATCAGTTTCTTCTGCTTTAGCAAGTTTAGTTTCTTGCTGAACCAACATACTTTTTAAAGATACCGTTATGTCGGTCAATTTTTCAATTGCGACTTCTAGTTTTTCGTGAATGTGCTCAGCTGCGTTTGCATCCTTCTCAAGTAATGCAACTTGTGTTTTAAGTTTTTCACAATCTTTGTGTAATTGTATGTCAGACATAACTATATTTATATGTAATTATTATTCTGTATCTGGATTTTCGTCAGATGATTCATAATATTCCTTATATGATACTATAATTTGTCTTTGTTCTGCAAGATGGTTTCGTATTTCAACAAAGTTCATTTGTAGTGATTCGTAGCCGGTGTCTGTTACTGCGAATACTGAATACTCGCCGCCGGCAGATTTGATTTCTTCAAATATCTCCATTGCGTTGTCTTTAGTAACAATAATCCATTCAACATCTCTCATTGATAATGGGTCTGGATTTGGTATATTTAATGGAGTCTTTGAAACTTCGACTGTAGTAACTTTAATTTCTTGAACGCTACTTCCACAACTAGTTAAAAATACTGCAAGTAGTCCAAGAAGTAGGATATTCTTTACTTGATTTATCATAATATTATTTAGGTACATAATTTGGGTTGGCCAAACTCGGGCACTCTCCGTTGATTTGTGATTTCTTAGTGGCGTTAATTTCTGATTCTGTTAAAGGAGAACCAGAAGCAATCTCAATACATCTGTTTGCGTTATCCATTTCTTTGTTTACAATCCCCACCACTAAACCTGGTCTTGCCTCTGCGAGTTGACCAAAGTCGTGTTCAGATAATTTATTAACTAGGGTGTCTTTGTCTGATTGTAAAGCGTCTTTTTGTGCTTCAACAGTATCTAAAGTAGTTCTTACTTTTTCAAAGTCTGCTTGTTGTTGTTTAATAGTTTGTTCATTTTGTTCAACAGCAGTTTCTAATTTAGTAGTATTAATCTTTAGAATAGCATTGTCTGCTCGTAATTTCTGTACATAGACATAACCGCCGCCGGCGATACCCATGATTACTATAAAAATTATTAATTTAACTTGAAACATTAGCTGTTAATAATATTAAAAATATCTTGTACTGTTGAGATTGATTTAGCTTCATCATCAGTAATAGGACGATTCCATTTCTTTCCTATTTCAATAACCATTTCTAAATTAGTCCAATCATCAGAATCTAAATCATCTATTAAATGTGAAGTCGGTGATATTTCACTTACATCTACATCTAACTTTTCACTTAAATATTTTATTAATTCTTCCATTATTATTTCTCCAATTTTTCTAGTCGTTTTTCAAGTTCGTCAATCTTTTTAGTAACATATGGATACTTCTTTCGCCAAGCATCTTCTGGTTGTTCTAACCATGTCCAACCCCAGCGTTCAACAAGAAAATCTACACTTCTGTCAAACTTAGAATATAACCAAAGACCTATTCTTGTGCCTCTGAAGTAGGTAGCAAATGCCAGTCCAAGTAATGAACCTACTAATGCGGTATAAATCCACAACCTGTCGGATGCCATGCTTTGAATCATTTCCCACATTACTTACTCGCTTTTTTACAAAGTTCGTAATAACCACCCATAGAATGGTCAGAAAAGCCATCAACTTTCCCTTTCAATATTCCTTTGCCAGTACCTTTGAACCATTCTTTAATCATATACCAACGATTGTATCCTTCTTTAACATTGCCATTAATATCAAAGTATGTTGTCTTATCACTCTTATGAGTGAATCCAAGAAACTCTGGCGGAACTTTTGTAACTATATCGTTGTTGTTTCTAAAACGATAAGCATTAAATACCATCTTCTTTGTTTGTTTTGGAGTTCCGACTCTTGGTGAACCAAAAGTATAACAAGCAGAATTAGAATCACATATTCTATGTGAATATAGTGTCGCTAAAGCAGCGCCCAAACTATGACCTGTTACTACCAATTGTTTACCTTTAGCATTCTTTTCATAGTCATCAAATAAATCATCCCAAACATCATCTAATGCAGATTTGAATCCTCTGTGTATTCCGCTTTTCTTACGAAACTGGATATCTGCCTTAATATCTTCCCATGATGTTGGTTCTGTGCCTCGAAAAACTACAATATAATTTTGTGGACAAGTAAGTACATAACACTCGGTACCGCCGTGTGAAAACAATTTAATGTCTTTCCATTGTTTACCAAATGTCTTTTTGAAATCTTTTAAACCGGTGTATGCATTTTTTGACAACTTTGCTGCGAATGTAGCATTTTTCCAAGAAAACTTATTGTCTAATTTACGAGGCATAACTTTAACCTTTAGTTAATGTCTGATAAGCTCCGTAAGCGATAGCAGCATAAGCCGCAATATCAACCCAACTGCCTAAAAATAAAATAACTAAACCGACAGCAACTAAACCTAAGCCGCCTTGTGAAGATTTTTCTTTAAGTCTGGTTGTTATCCAATTCATCCTTTTTCTCCTTTTTCTTTTCTTTTTTTAATTTTATATTTTTCTTTGCTTGTAAATTCATTGATGCGGTAGGTTTCATAAAACTCATTGCAGGAACCTGAAGTCCCATTGCATATTCTTTTACAAATGATTTAAATGTTTTTGACATCTTATTTGAACCAGTTAAGTTTCTTACTGACTGAGATGCCTACTTTATCATCACCGTGCGACCCTAACGGTGTATCAATTTTTCTCAAAGCATCTACACTAATATCCAAACCACCTTTAGTAGTATGTATTGGTGTTTTACCTTGCAACTTGTTGTCTATGTCAACGGCTGTTTTCTTGATTTTAGTAAGTATACCTGCTTTATCTGGTTGTTTTTTATTAGGTATGGTGAGGTCCATCCATTTAGAGTTAGGTTTAGCTACAGGAAATGTTGGTGCCTCCGATTGTCCACCGTACTCAGCGTCCATATGATTATCGATATGTTTCTTTGCCAAATCTAACAATTGTTGTTTTCGTTCTGTGATTTCATCTTTAGGATATTCAAGGTCAGGAATAGTTCTATCAATTGTTTCTTTGATTTTCAACCTTCTCATCAACTTGTCTTGTAGTGGTTTCTTTTTCTTAACAACTACAGTAGATGAATCATCACCTGTGCCTGCAACAGATGTTCCTGTTGCGTTTGCTGGTGCATCTTCTTCAATTTCTTCATATGTTTTTGCTAATTTAGCCATCTTGTATAATTGCATACCCGACTTCTTATCAACTTTGTGTGATAATTTAGCAAGTTGATTCCATAATTGTGTTGGAGCATTCTTATCATTTTCTCCTGCTCTCATAGATAATGATACTAAATTTCTCGAAATCTTTTTAAATTCTGGTTTTTTACTAAGATTTAATAAAGCTTGAGAGATATTTCCTAAACGCTTTCCTTCATCAGCAAATTCAACTCCTTCACTTAGTTTCTTCCAATCGTCATATGAAAGATAAATATCTCTATCTGGATTCAAATACTGTCCTTTCTTGTTATCGTAATATACAACCTGTCCTGATTTGGTCATAAAAGGACCTTCAAGACCAGACCGATTACCATACTTTGAACGATTGATTGGTGGCAACTTATGTTGTTGTGTTTTGATTTTTGCAATATCAGGCATATAAATCCTCTGTCGTTAAGTAAACATTATTATATTTGAACACATCATATCCCATGATTGTGTCTACTTCACCGTTAAATTCGATACTCTCATCTATATTTATGACTATATCACCATCTAAATTATAAATGTCGTGTTTGACTTTATATGTGCCTTTAGTTAGTGGTTCGCCATAGGTTTCGGAAATTTCAAACTCAAAACCTTGTTCTTTCAAATACTTATAGACTTCTTTTTCAACTTCAGGATTGTATCCTCGCTCTTCTTTAAAGAAAGCGAGTGCAGCCGCAGCCGCAGAACCCAATGGACCACGAATACCTATTTTAGATAACATTCTTTTGAGATTGAATACGAAACGGATGAGAAGTGTATATGCGTTTCGTTCTTCTGCTTTTTTGATTGTTCTTGATTTCTTTAAGACCTTACCTTTTTCATCAATAATGCCTAGTCTGAACGCCTCAGTTTTATTGAAAGGTGTAACTAATAGTTTTAATACTCTGTATGCCACTAGGGCATCAATTATTCTACTCATTAAATTTGTCCTAATTGCCCCATAACTTGATGATTAATTGGTACTTCTATTAAATCATTTTCAGGCATAAAATGTAAATATACTAAAAATGTTTTTACCAACGACCAATGATTTCTCTCTATCTTAAAGAACAAAAGTGTTGTTGCAGCGTCCACACCAAACACATTTGATAGAATGATTATATGATTTATAATCAAACGCATTTTTAGTTCACCAGATGTATCGTACTTTCTAAATAATCTTTTCAGATATCTAAATCGTTTCAAATCATC